CTTTCTTCTCGAGAACCTGGGGGGTTTCTTTTAAGATAATCATCCATGGCTTGATCTAGTTCTTCCATATTTAATTTTTTAATCTTCGTTTTCAAATAAATCTGGTGTAGGTGCTTTTTCATCCCACTCACTATTATCTTCTTGTACTGTGTAGTTACCTTGTCCTAAAATATCTGCCCATTCGTGTGAGTGTGCATCTTTATATTTTTTAACGGCATTTGGATCATCTTTAATGAAACCATGTACAGTTGAGATAATAGTTCCCATTGTTGTAATACCATTGATATGGTTTTTATCACATGCAATTTTAGTACGTAAAGCAAATTCAACTTTTTTCTTATCCTTTACAGCATTGATTTTAGATGTACCAGCATTTGTAACATTACCAAATGTTAAACATAAAGACACGTCATAATAAAATGTATCTCCACCTTTATTTGTCATTCTAGGTTGTGACATTGGAGTTAAGGCAGGGGCAACACCTACTTTGTTTACAATAAACAAGGAATTCGTGTATTTTGAACTTTCCTTACGAGACATCACAATCTGTTGGTTGATAAAATTACCGAATTGAGTTGCAATAGCTCCTGCGTTCCACATTGGATTATTTTTACCTTGTTCAATTGACATTTGACATGGAATTGAACCAACTGAATCCCATATGAACAATAAATCGTATGGTAAGTTTCCTTTTTTCTGTTCAGCTAATAAATCAATAATAAATTCAGCTATATCCTCAATTGAGTTTAGAGTACTTCTATCTCTATAGATAAAAAATCCAGTTTGATCCAATATTTCACCAGTATCAGTATCAACTACATCCTCAATTTGGAAACCCATTTTTTTCCAGTGTTCCCAATCGTGTTTCATTTCGGTAATAATCAACACAGGTAATACTCCCATTTTTTGAGCATTAACCGCTATTTCAATGGTCATAGTGGATTTACCAGTGTTTGATTTACCACGAACCATAGAATTATGACCCATAGGGATACCAGGAATGGATAATGCTTCTTGCAAAGCGGGTGAAAATGGAATCCATCTTTGTTCTTTAAATTTAACGTTAGACGCTAAACCTTTATTTGCTTTAAATTTATCTAAACTAAAGGCGGTTTTCAGTTCTTTGTCCGCCGCCTCTGTTAGCGATTTTCTTCCTTTAGCCATAACTTATTTTAGGTTAATTAAAATGGTGAATCTTCATCATCATCAAACAAGTCATCAAATTGATCTGCTTTTGTTTTTTTAGCAGCTGGTTTAGTTGATAAACTATAGTTTGATTTTGCTGGTGCTGTTTCTTCTACTTCTTCTACTTCTAATTTTCCATCAGCAGGAATAAATTCTTCTTCCTCTTCTTCTTCAGGATTTAACCATTCTTGAAGTGCTTGTTTAATAGTGTCAAATGGAAGTGGTTTGTACATATCAAGTGGATTTTCTTGTTCCTCTAACCATTTTTCAATCAATTTTGAATCTTCAGATAGTGAAGATGTTTTCATTGATGGTGTAATGGTTGTTTTGTTATATTTTGTACCTGTTGATTCAGGTCCTACAGTAACCAATTTGATATCTCTACCTGACATGATGTCTGAAAAGTCACCTACTTCCTCGTCAGCTGCCATTTGCAAAAATGCTTCGTAAATTTCTTTACCAAATTCCCACAATTGAACACCTTCTGATTCTTCACCACGCACAATTACAGGAGCGTAAATACGAGTTTTAGGATCCAATTTTTTAGCTAAACGCCAGTTTTCCTTATCGTTTGTGCCACGTAGTTGTTTTGCAAACTCTGCAATTGGATCTTTCTCTCCCCAATTCAATGGTGAAGCGATTACTTTTTTACTACCAATACCATAGTAGAATTTCATTTCCGTGAATGGAAATTCTTTGTTGAATTTGAACGGTACAACTCTTACCGTTTGTTTGCCAATCGTTGGTTTAAAACGCTTGACGTTACTCGAATTGTTGTTAGATCCTCCATTTGAGGTCTTTTGCATAGATTCAAGTTTTTTCTTGATTGCATCTAGATTCATATATAACTATTTTATAATTTACAACTTAAATATAATAACCTTTTTTAGTATAACCAAATTATTTTTTAAATTAAGGAACATGTTTGAGAAAAATATCATTTATATTTACTCCTTTATTTTTTAAATATGTTAAATATCCATTTTTATCTTTTATATATTCATCTTCTGAATCAAAAAAAGTATAGCTAAACACTCGTTTAAGTTCTGGGGATAGAAAGGAATCGATTGTGAAAGCTACTTTATGTAAAGGATCAGAAACTTGTTTAGATTTATCTATTATAAAAATTAATTTATAGTAGGAGTGGTTTTTAAACTTATACCGGCCTTCTTCTCCTTTTGATGTAGTACACCATTTAGTTCCAGCCCCGTAATAACAATTAGATTTATATGTTTTAGGTTCAACTATAAGAAAATCTTCATTATCTAATAGTTTTTCAACCCCAGATTTAGATTGTTTTTTTACATCTGATTTGGTTATTGTTTTTAGTTTTTTTAAATCTTCAAAATTTTTTATTGTTTTATTTTCAATTTGTTTTTTTATATCTTGATATGTAATTTCTTGTTGATTTAATGAATTAAATAAAGCATCAGTTTCTAATGATTTTGAAGAATTTAGTTTTGATAAGATAAATTCTCTTTGAGATTTACTATATTCTAAAAGCTGTTTATATTTACTTTCAGTGATTAAACCTGCTAAGAATTGCATTCTTAACTTTTCTTTCATAGTTCAACTATTTTGAATATTTTTGTATTTAATTGCTTAATCTCATTATGTTGAGTTAACAATATACAATTTCTATAATGTTGCCAATTTACTGGGTATCTTGTATCAACTACTCCACCATTTAATTTTTTGATTAACTCGTTTAATGCGTTTATGGTGTAAAGTGTATTTGATTCTTTTTTTCTATGTACTAAGATTGTATTTTCAGGTATATCATTTATATTTCCTTGATCTACGTTATATGTTACAACATATTCATTGTTACTTTTAACATGCAAAACAAACATTTTGTTATACATTATAGAATATTTTTTAGATAATTCATGAACCAATAGTTCAAGATCATCTAAAGCCGTAAAAGTACAAAATAGTCTGTTGTTCATTAATGTAAAATCTAGGACTTGATCAAAGTCATACTGATCATACATATGGTAGGGTTGTTCTAAAGTGCTATACATAACTTTTATTTTATATTATTATAATTGGTACCTTTTTTCAATTTAATTTGTAACTTTTTTTCTTTAAATACTTGTTGGATTTGTTCTATAACATCTTGTTCATTTTTATCTACATCAAATAAAAACGAATCATAAACATATAATACCAATTTAGTATTTTTCCCTTTTAATATTTTAAATATTTCCCACATTATACAAACATTATTTGCGGTCTCCAAGTTTTGTAGTACGTAATTTAAAAGCTTTTGTGGATTCATATCCTCTAATTCACTCTTTAAAAATCTATGGTTTGAAATCGGGCATCTGATATATCCGTTACGGTTAAAAGAATCCCACAAATCATCAACGTACGATTGTACTTTTTGGAAGAATTCTAGTTCTTTGTATTCTTTCCAAATTCCACCGTAAAGCTGCTTAAAGGTAATTTCTTTTGCTTTGGCATAATCCACTCCATACATTTGAGCAAAACTACTGTGAACATCAACATTGTTGAAGTCATAATCACAGAGATTAGCCAAAAGGGTAGGATGGTAAGCACTAATGTCCATTTCAATAAAAAAGTTGTTACGCGGGATGAAACAGTTTCTTTCTCCATTGTCTTTATTTAATGTTGCAAAGTTAATACCCCCAAATGTATTTGAGGGACGTGTTGTTAATGTATTTAAATTATATTGAGTGTATATAAACTCGTTTACTTGCTTATCATAGTATTGCTCAAATAATGTTTGGTCTACTTTTAGACCCGCTCGCTCTAATTGATTAAACACAAGTGCTGCTTTGTTGTAAAACGGATTTACTTCTTTTGGTTTAAAATTAGCAAAATTTTGTTCACATACCTCATAGTGTTTTACAATCGGTACTATTGTGTTTAAATTTTGTATGTTTGGGTATTTGTTGTAAATATGTGTGTGAGCTTGTGTTGGTTGAGGTATATACGTATGTGGGGAGGGTGAGGGTTGGTAACAATGCTTAAGGCAAAAATAATGTAAAAATTCCTTCCTATCCCTTACATACACGTATTCTATACTGTTTAGTATTTTTTCTGCTATCTCTAAATCAAAATTTATTGTCTCGCTATGATTAAATGGAATGATGTAGCCTTTTGAATCATCTCTTGGATGGATGTATAAAGCACATACTTGGTTTTCTATTGGGTGTAGAGTGTGGGATGTTGGGATTACTTCAACATAAGCTACTTGATATTTAATCCTACAAAATGTTTCTATATGTTCAATATCCTCTATTAGCCAATACATGCTTTAAAGATACAAAAAATATTTTATATCTCCAAGTAAAATTTTAAAAGCGTTCTTTAAACCATTGTGTAAAACCATACCATTTTTGGTTTTTTTCAATTAATGAAATCAAACCTTGATTTGCATTGTAAGCACCAGAGTCTCCACTTATGTACCAAAGTGTTGAAACTGGTGTATATAAATCCCAAGCAATGTCTTTTGATTTTGAGTTAAGTTTTTCAAATGTGGTTTTATCTATTTCCATGTATTTTAGCTCGTTGTTTTTTTTACAGAAATAGCGGGTATAAACTCCTAGTTCAATTTCTTGATCTGTTGGGAAAGTTGGGTTTGAGATGGGGATAGCCCTATTTTTGAAATCGTTTACTTTAGGATATTTAAAAAAATCTAAATTTACAAAATAGTTTTCTTCAACTGAGTTGGGTAATATAATAGTATTATCTGGATCTGAAGGGATTGATGATGGGTTTAAGATGTCATTATATGTTTGGGAAGAGATTAAAAGAACATTTGGGCCATCTTGAGGGGTTTTACCTGTAAATATTTGTCCAGTGGAAACTTTATAATAGTATCCTACATAATTTTCTTTAGTGGTTGATAAAATATATTCACCACCATTGGTATATAAATTAGGTTTTATTTGGGATTTTGGAAAATACATAATTTATTATTTTTTAGCGTAATTTACATCTTTATTAAATGGAGTAATTACTTTACAAAATCCTGTGGCTTGTTTCCATTGATAATCTTTAGGGAAATATTTGGTTTCACCTCCATTTTTAAAATCTGAATTTCCTGTATTCCCACCTATAGAGGAAAGTCCGGTTAATTTTCCATCAGTTACAAAAGGTTTAATGACTAAACCAACATGATATCCTCCATAAACTATTATATCTCCTGGTTCTGGGAGAGATTTACCTG